GAAGTGGACACGCGAGGCGGTCCGACAAGCCCTGCCATACGCTGACGGTGATCCCTTGCGGAATGCCATCTTCGTTGCGTACTTGGCCGCTTCCTCTCGGATCGCCTCGCGTGTCCACTTCAAGGACGCGGCACCGAGACCGCCTCCCGCCGCCTTGTTGACCAGCCGCCATCCTTTCGCCCGGAAGCGCTCTATGAGACGCCTCTCCAGTTCAGCGGCTTCGTCCGCCGGAAGCGGCCTTGATACGACAAGAAGTCGATGCGGCTGGCACAGCAATGCCCGCACGGCACATTTGCCGCGGATCATGTGAAACTCGTAACGCCGTCTAGGGTCCACACTCAGGCCGACATAGGCAACCTTCTGCCCGAGCGGTCGGATGATGTACACTTGGCGGCTGAACAGTTTCAGTTTCTCAGGCGGACCCATATGGGCGCACACCTCGTCCAGCCAACCCTTTCTGCGTGCCGAGATGTAGGCGCCCACGTGGGTCTGCGAAAACTCTTTGCGGGTGGCGCATGTGGACGCCAACTCGGCAACTGCCTCCTTGGTCCAGCGGGTTCGTGCGTCCGGCATGCTGCTGCATATTTCATCGAGCCACCCACGCTTTGCCGCGGCAACGTAAGCGTGGCGGCTCTTGGCAAGAAACGCGCGCCTCGTTCCGTACTTTGCAGCTTCCGCCGAACACGTCTCAAACGTCCACTTTATTTTACTGAAGCCCTTCGGCGCCATGTGCGCGCACAACTCGTCAAGCCACCCATTGCGGACAGCAGTCGTGTAGGCGCTGGGCGACTTCTGTTGAAACCGATAGCGCGTCGAATACTTTGCAGCCTCGACCGCGCACGTCTCCTTGGTCCAGTAGTTGTTGGGCTTGTTCTTCTGCACCCACCCCGCGGGCCGCTTTGAAGCCCTCCATGCACGAACCCTGTCCCGGTGCGCGATGCGCCCCTCGTCAGAAGCAACCCTGGCGCGGTGCGCTTCCCGCGCCTGTGCATTGATGCGATCTCGGCTCATCCCGCCCTCTCACACGTCATAGAGGCTCGGCCTCGGCGCATGACTCTTGTGCATCATGCTAGCCTGCATGTCGCGCCGGACCTCATCACTACGCATGGCCCAACCCGTCTCCCGAAGAAAACTGAGCGCTTGCGTCATAGAGTCGATGATGTTGTCCTCGTCGCCGGGAAGGCCGCGGAACTTGGCCGCTTGGTCCACGACGACCTTCGCCCAATCGCGGAACACTAGACTGTCCCCCGCCCGACTCGCGGGCGCCTGGACGACGCCATTCGCAAACAAGTGCTGCACCGCATAGGCCCGCGCCCTCTTGTCCAAGGCGCCAGGATTGATCAGGCGCACCGCCCAGTCCTCGTCCCGGTACAGACGCCTGAACTCCTGCGCCACCGAATGCCCAGACGCCTTGTCCTCGATCAGAAGAGCATTCACCCTGTGCCGCTTGCATTCGTGCGCGACCCACTCGACCAAGCCCCACTTCTCCTTGGCGCGCTTGATGTAGGCCGCTGTGCTTTCGCCGGATCGGGTCTCGACGTCCTCGCCGTGAAGCTCCAGCCACTTCTCCCAAGCGCTCAGCAGGACAATGCGCGGATTTGCCTTCTCATCAAAGTAGACGCCCCAGCACGACCAACCGGACGGGTCGTTCTCTTGTCTTGACGTGTAGGCGGGGTCTAGCGAGCCGACGCGGAACGCTATCGGGAACGGGAAACTGCCGCCAACCTCCAGCTCCAGTTTGCCCCACCACTCCTCCTTGAAGATGCCGCCGCCCGCCGGAGATGGCAACTGCTGAAGCCGCCCGGATGCCATGTACGGCCCTAGCTTCGACTCCAGAGACTTGACCTCCTTCTCCCCGTAGCGCTCCGGCCAGAGCAGTTCCTCGCCCGTGTCTATGCGTGGGTCGTGCCAGACGATGCCCGGCCTGATCATCGTAGCGCAGTGCCGCTTCTGCACGTAACGCATAGGCAGCATGAGGTGCACGTAGTCCTCGTCGCCCTTGAGTATGGCGCCGCTCACATCCTGCTCGTGAAGACGTTGCATCACAACGACGATAGCCGACTTCTTCGGATCGTTGAGGCGCGTCGAACTAAGCTCTTTCCACCAACTCAGCGTTTTCTCGCGCTCAGCCTCACTCTCAACCGACTCCGTATTGTGCGGGTCATCGACCAAACACACGTCTCCGCCGAGTCCGACAAGCGTGCCGCCAACGGAGGTGGCGATCCTCTTGCCACCCTTGTCGGTGTCGTATTGGCTCTTAGCGTTTTGATCACTCATCAACTCAAAGCGGTCGCCCCAAAATCCTTGATAGAACGGCGACTGAAGCAACCGACGCGTCGCGTTGCTGTGCTGAAGCGCCAGCGTGTGGTTGTACGAACCGCAGAGGAACCGGACGTTCGGGCCGGCGACAAACGATGTCTCCTTTTGCGCCCACGTCCATGCAGGCCATGCGATGGACGCCACGTTCGACTTCCCACACCGCGGGGGGAAATTGATCAGCAGTCGCTTTATGTGCCCACGCGTCACCGCCTCAAGGTGGTCGCACAAGGCATCGAGCGCCCAACTCTCTTGAAACTCGGAACTGTCCATGGACGGCCACGCGGCCCGGACGAACTCACGAAGGCTTCCTTCGGTCGCCCGCTTCTTCTTCTCCCGTATAGCCTTGGCCAGCCGCTCCGATCTTGTGCGGTCGAAGGGGGAGGACATGGAGGTTCACCTAGGTCTGTGCAGGCGCCAGCATTGCGGCGAATGCCTCGGCTGCCTTCTTGCCTTGGATGACAATTATGTTTTCGACGCGCGCCATCTGCTCCGACGTGCGCTGCGTGTGATAGGCTTTGCACTCGATGTAGATGCCGCGGCCCGTAAGATGGAAGTCGAGCCCTTTCGTGTCCGTCTCGCCGTCAACCTCATAGGGGATGCCGCGTGCGTCCAAAGCGTCCGCTACGATCTTCTCTATGGGGTTCATTCGCGTAATTGGCATTATGTGAAACCCGTCACGACATCCCGCGTCGAGAACACCGTCCCGATGGGCGTATCGTCCGTCGCCACAGCCTGGATATACGAGTTCCAGCACACGGGGCGCTCGACCCCGTCGTCGCCGAGCATGACGCCCATCTCTCTCGGGATCGTCCAGAGCGTCACTTCCGTTGCGGACGGCTCGACCAACGACATCGGCGTCGGCTCGCCGAAGTCCCCGTGCTTGCCTAGGAACCGGGTCCGCGCCAGCAGTTCGCCGTGGCGCCTATCGTCGCCGGCCGCGCGCGCCGCCTTCATCTCGCGATAGAGGCGAGCGTGCTCGTCGCTCCATGATCCCATGGCAGCGACCGCCGTCACTTCCTTGAGCCACGCCAAAAGCTCCGGATGGCTCTCCTGCGTGATCGTGCGCCCGTCGAGTGGGACGACCTTTCCTACGGCAATATCGTCGGCGACCGAAGTCATGCATCCCTCATGTGCTGGCAGCGCGCACGTCACGCAGAAGACGGAGATAGGCGAGGACGGCGCCCGGCGGTTCATGGTGGGCCACCATCCACCCCGAGACGGTGTTCTCAGAGACGTCAATGCGGCGCGCCAGATCGGCGCCGGAGAGCCCAACAGCCCCCATCAGGGAGCGAAAATCCAAAGTCTTTGTATGCCAGGGCGCACGATGATCCAATTTCTTTGGATTGGATTTCATCGTCGCGCCCCGCTTCCCCGAGAATCAGTGCTTTGCCGTCGACCGCTTTACCGCGGATTTCGTCTCCGACAAAGCCTTGGCTTCGGCCTCGATGTAAGCCTCAAGCTCGTCATTCGACATGCCGTCGAAGTCGCCGGGAGAACCGTGCTCGACGCGCTGCGTGGCCTCGCGCCAGTCACTGGGGCGGCGGTTCATGAGCCAGAACTTCGCGGCGCCGACATCCGGAGGGATGTACTCCTTGGTGACGGCACGTATGATTTCGCCCTGGAAGCAGAAGACCTTCTCGACCTCAACGGTGTAGCCGGCGGCTCTCTGCGCGAGCTTCCTCTCTATCGTGTCGTCGTAGAGGTCCTTCGCCACTCTTAGGGCATTGTGAAATTCTACGTGTTTACAGGACCATCGCCAGATGGTGGAGACGTCAACCTCGAACTCCTCGGCGAGTTGCGCGTCGGTCGCTCCAAGGCGACAAAGCGCCTGTGCAACACGTGCGTACTCAGGTTTGTACTTCGAGGGCCTGCCTACCTTGGCCTTGATCTCGTCGGCGAGAATGATGGCCGGATCGATCTCCGCTTTCGCAGTTTCGGGCTTCTCGCCTCTCGCGCGCTTCTCGGCGCGGTCTGCGGCTGCCTTGACGTCCTTCGGCGGCGTCCTGCGCGGCTGTGGTTTACGTGCCATTGTGTCTACGCAGGACGCGCACGAAACTAGATGTGCTCGTACCTGCTCCCCTTGCTGGAGTTCTCGGGTGCCCATAAAGGCTGGAGGTTCGACAGCGCCCAACATTCGCGGAGCGTCGCCATCAGGTCGTCGGCGTTCCAATCGAACCACGCGACGGGCCTCTTGTGGTCGACGTGCCAGGCGCGACCGTAGTTCTCCCAGTTCATACCGGGCAGGAATTGTGCTTCGATGTGAGCAACAAGCTCCTCCATTTTGTACGGGAGCCAGTCGAAGATCGATCCCGGCCTGCGCTTTCTGAGCAGCTGCCACGTGCGGGTCTTAATGCGCTCTCTGAGCTTGAACGCGGGGTCGCTGGCCATGCGGCGTTTCCGCTTGGCGCTCCGATGGGTGGATGCCTCTTCGATCTTGGCTGCGGCCTGCCCCCAGACGCGATCCGGGCAAGCGTCTATCCATTCCGCTAGACCCGATAGCGTGCGCCCGAGGTGAGCCGCTACAGACGACGGGCCGTGCCCATGCCGATACAGAAGGCGGATCAGACGCGCCGTCTTGACCTCGTCCGCGCCGGAAGCGACGACGACAAAATCATCCGCTTCAACGTCTTCGATGAAAGGGCCGCTCCATTTGCGTGGATCAAGACGGAACCCCTCGTCGTGCTTCGTGAACGGCGATGCCCTTTCGGCCAGTCGCTTATCAAGTCGGGCCCGCACTGTGCGCGCCTTGGCTTCGGCGCGCGAGCACCCGCACGACTGCGGATACTTCTCTCGGGTCCGGCTCAGGTATAGGCATGTGACGACAACTTCATTGCCGCAGTCACACAGGCAAAGCCACTCGCGGGACTTTTTTCGTGGCTGTCCAGACTTACGCACGCTGTAGAGGACCCGCAGACGGCCGACCCTCTGGCCGGACCGATCGCGGCTATCCCGACGAAAGTTGGCGTCGCGCTCATAAGCCATTGGCACCTGTTGGTGGGTTGGTGTGATGGGGTTGACGAGTGTGTGGGTGATGGGCGAGGACCATCCTATCGACGGCTGCCGCCAGATGTCGCGTTGGGTGGAGTCTGGTGGGGTTAGATCATGGTGAGTTGTTCCGCCTTCTTGGGAGGCGGAGATGAGACGAATAGGTCTGGCTGCTTGTAGGCTTCCTCAATGCGGCGGCAGGCCAGATCAAACCAGCGTTCCTCAAGCTCTATCCCAATGAACCTCCTGTTCATGCGGGCACACGCTACACCTGTCGTTCCTGACCCGCAGAACGGGTCGATGACCGTAGACGATGGCGTGGTTTCCAAGATGCGAAGCGGCAACTCAACCGGAAATGGGGCCGGGTGCTCCGTTCCCGACAACTGCGGGATGTACCAAACATCCCCGACCCCCGAGCACGCCTTATCGCGAAGCCGAAATCCTGGCTTCGCCATGACCATCACCCACTCGTGCGTCGGGACATAGTGTGTTGGCGCGAAGTTGATCCCACCCGCCCTGGCCCATACGATGATCTGCCGAAGCGGAAGCCCCGGATTTAAGCGCAGCGGCAACCACACCTCGCAACTCTGTGCGCGAGGCTTGTGATTGTAATAGATGGCTCCATGGTCATTCAGCCGAGACCAACACAGCCCAACGACCTCGCGTTGCCATTCCTCGTATTCCTCCCAGGGCATCGCATCGTCGTGGGCGCCATACCCGTCCGCCAAATCTCCTCCAGACCATTTTCCGCCACCGCCGCGCTTCCTATAGCCACCAGATGGATCGTAATGACCGTGATTGCGTGCAAACTTGCTGGCAAAGCCCCCGCCCGCGGACACGCCTAAATTGTACGGTGGCGACGTTATGACAAGATCAACCTTCGGCAGCGTCGGCAGCACCTCCCTACAGTCTCCCAGAGCAAGCCGGCAGTCACCGATAGTCACCCACTCAACCATTGGCTAGCCCCCTCTTACGAAGACGCCTGCACTCCTTGCATCCTCGCGCTCCGTGGCTCGTCATAAACACGTTTTCACCACTCAGCATGTGGCCTCGCTTGCAGTGCGTTTGCGACAGTCGCTTCGCCCTAGCCGCAGCTACCCCGCGTGCCGTGCAAAGTTGAGGCACCGGCCTTGGCACCCCGCGCAACGACGCTTGGTAACAACCCCGCGAACAGAACCGGCACTCCCCCCTCGCGATTTGATTCTTCTTGCGCCAAAACTCTGACCCGCACGTCTCACAGGTAAACGTGCTGCCGGTCCTGAGGCGGTTTGCGATCTTTTGTCTATGTTCTGGTGAAAATTTATGGCCGCTGAGCCCCTCGCCACCATCGGTGACATTAAACAGTTGAGCCCCGCTTCTGCGTAGATCGGCTATCCAACGTCGCTCGCTAGCCGCCCACCCTCCGTCCCGAACCAACTCCAGAGCCGAGATCATGAGCGGCTTGTTTGCTTCCATAATCCCACGAATCCAAGAGTGCACGGGCAACCTGGACCCCGCCTTGGCCGCCCTGATGTGCGCCTTGTGCCTATCGCACATATACCCCGCAGTCTTGCCGACGTACCTTGGCTCGGACGTATCCGGGTCGACCAAAGCATAAACCCAGACTGGCGTGGCGTCGCCTATGGTCTCGACTCTGGGCATGGGCGGGCTCCTGTCGTGTCAGCCGTCTTGTGGAATAGCCGAGACTGGGGCAATGCCAGCGGCGTGAGACATGGTGATGGAGTTGCCGGTCGCGGTGGGGTTGCCGGCAATCGCGCAGGACCCATGCCCAATGGTCAGGTATCCGTTGCGGCCGATTTGCGGGTATTCGGCAACGTAGAACCATGGGTTGGCGTCCTTCGCCGCCCCCTCGCGATGCTCAACCACCTCCATCGCCAGCACGCCCTTGATCACATCCACGACAGAATCGCCGTGCATGACCCTGCCGTCAGCCTCGGCGCGGTCGAAGATCGCATCCTT